GCAATTTACTCAGGTTTGTCAACTGTGACCTTTCTATAATAAACCACAACATCTTTTAATTCTGTTATATATCTCTTTAATTCTTGCATGTTATAAGCCATAACTTCGTAATCAGGAATTGTCATAGCAAGAAAAACTAACTCACCTTCTTGTTCTTCTATCATTGCTAACTGGTCTTCCCAGTTTTCAGGAGTTATAACAATCCATCTTGGTTCTTGGAGATGAATTTCTCTAGGCATTACAGGTTGAACAATCTTCCTGTCTAATGGTTTTGATGATACCTCTATTTGTTTAGTTGGTATCAGGCTGCAACTGCAAACCATCATCAAGGTCATCAACTGTACTGCTGATTTTCTCAATGTCTTGCATAATATGTTTTGTTCCATTGTTTATCTTCCTTTCCATTTCTATAGGGTCAGCTAATATTTTAGCTGCTAGTTCATAGTTCTGTATAAATTGTGTATATCTATTTAACTCTCTTTGTGCTGCCTGTGATTTAATAGTTAAGTCATTCATTTGTTGTGTTTGTAACTCAAAATCAGCTTGTATAGATTTTATTGCTTCTTCTTGTGTTGCTATAGCACCCTCTAATGCAAGATTGTTAGCTGCTAATGTTTTATTTTCATTAAATAAATAGTAAGCAGTAAACCCTAAAAATAATATTATGCCTATTAATACTTGTTGCATTATGCGTCCTCTATTATGTAATTTAGACCACTAGCACTTCGGTATTCAATAACATTATTATCTTCATCTTTAAATTTAAGGTGTTTTTCTTTTTTTGTTATAATTTTTTTAGAAATGTAAGTTTTATCATCTGCATCACCATATTCTTTATTAAATGACACAGTGATTTTATAGCGTGTTTGAAATAAACTTATAAGCCATTTGAGTATTGTTCTAAACTCCATGTATACACCTGTAACTTTTCGCTTTTACCTTTAGCAGCAATTGGGTTTAATGGTACTAAATCAAATTCTATCGCATTTTCGGTACTTTGACCAATAAGGATATCAACACCAGCACTCTTAGTACCTGATTCAAGTCTAGCAGCAATATTAACTGCATCACCTATTGCTGTGTAATCAAATCTATTTTTACTACCCATATTACCTATGACTGCATATCCAGTATTAATACCTATTCCGATTGCAACTGGTTCTATTCCTTTATTAACAAGTACATAATTAAGTTCAATCATATTTTTTTGAATATCCATAGCACAAGCTAATGCTTTTTCTTCGTGATTTTCTAAATCAAGAGGTGCGTTAAATATTGCCATCATGGCATCACCAATATATTTATCTACCATGCCACCATGCTTTTGAACTGCTTTTTGTTGAGCTGTAAGAGCTTGATTCATTATGTAAGTCACCTGTTCAGGTTCTAATGTTTCTGACAAAGCGGTAAATCCACGAACATCTGTGAATAAAAATGTTGCGTATCTTTTTTCTCCACCAAGTTTTAAAAGTTTAGGGTTATCTTGTAATTGCTTAACCTGTCTTGGGTCTAAATAATGCTCAAATTGTTTTTTAATCTGAAGTCTAAGTTTATATTGTTCTCTGAATCTTAAATAAAAAGCTATTGCACCTGTTATAAACTGAGATATCAAAGTCCATGTCACATCAATCAATATACCCCTGTGGATAAGTGCATATCCTGTATAAGCTGTTAATAACATTATTGTTAAAGCTGATACCAAACCCCAAGTTATGCCTAAAGCGTTCAATACAAGCCATATAAGGCTCACAGATAATAAAAATATAAGTATTTCTAAAGCTATTGCCCAATCAGGTATATAAGGGCTATCTTGTATTAAGATTGATTCAGCAAGTGCTGCTTGTATCTTATGTGGTTCCATAATTTTACCATTAGGTACACCTATTTGTGGCATGACACCATTAGCAGTCACACCAACAAACACAAACTTACCTGCCACATTCATTTCTTGTAAATCTGTTTGTGGTGTATCAACCCAACTAATCCACTTACGACCAAGACTGTCTGTTTTTACTGGTGGTATTCCTCTAATTGATATTTCTTCTATACCATTATCATTAGTTTTTATAATGTAAGTTTTTACACCAAACAATGCTTTGTATATTTGTGTGCCAAATGCAGGAATCCAGTTGTTATCAGGTGTGCTTACAAGTAATGGGATTCTGCGGACTAAAAGGTCAACTTCGGTGGGAGCAATGGCTAGACCCTGCAATGTATTATCTTTTAGAGTGTTCAGGTTTTCCTTAACTCCCATAGAAACTATAGCACGAACATCATTACCTTTGACAACAGTTCCTTCAGGTTTTGGATAATTTCCACTGTTATCTTCAAACATAGCTAAAACAGATGGTACATATCCAAGTGTTGTTGCAAAGACTTCATCACCACCCATTCTATCCGCTTGTGGAAAAGATATAACCCAACCGACTCCAATAGCACCTTCATTAATTAAATCTACTTGTATTTGTGCAAGTGTTCTTCTTGGAAAGGGATAACCACCTTCTCTTTCTACATCTTCTTCTGTTATGTTTAGAATTACAAAATTACCTGATGGTTCTTGCTGCTTTACTAATGCATCAAAAGTTCTTAGTTTTAATATTTCAGTTGGTGTGCTTTGAAATATAAGTGGAAGTGATAATAGTATTACTATCGGAAACAGAAATCTTTTCATCACAAAATAATAGCATAAAAAAAGGGTCAATTAAGACCCTTTGTTTTAAACAAAGATGCAAATCTTTACATTAAACCTTTTCAGTCACAGGATTTTCAAAAGTAGCCATAAGGCTTCCATCTTTAGAATAAATTTTATGATTACCATTGTACAAGAACCCATTAGAATCAAAGTTATCTATCACTTCTGTATCACCCCAATTTTCGTAACTTTTATTACCATTACGACCATTACCCATTGGAACTAAAAAGTAAGTGACATCATCATGAACTAAAACATCACCTTCTGACGTGCTTCTGTAACCTTCATCAGACCATGCTTCGTCTATATTTTGTGTTTTTCTATATGCATATTGAAAAGACTCTGTATCAATAGTAGCTACGAGTTTGTAAGGTTTTTCGTTATTTGCGAATTCTGTTGCTTGGTATACTTTTATCATTTTATTTTTCCTTGCTTTTTAAAGCGTTTTTCATTTTATACAACTATTATCGTTTATTTTGGTGCAGATGTAAACCCATTTTGGAATAATAATTAAATTATTTTATTCACTCTGTGTAATGGTAATTACTGAATCTCCACCACCATTAATCTTAACAACATTAGAGACACCATCTTGTATGATAATAAGAGTATAGGCATCATTGCCATCTAAGTCTAACCTGACTGAATCATTTACACTTCTTCTAACGCTTATTACATCACCAGCTACTAAAGTTGTTATTTGCGTATCTTTATCTTGACCAACTCTAGTACCTTTAATATCTATGCCACTCGTATCAGCCAACACATCTTCATCTTTACTAATAGCAAGAGAGTCTAATACATTAAGCAAATCTTCAAGAAAGTTTGTATCAAGGTAATTAATATCTAATTCTGTAAACTCTAACTCATCTTCTCCAAGAAAGTCCTCATCAAGATAATCTATGTCTAAGTCATTGAAATCTAAAATGTTTTCTTTTGAGTTTTGTGATACTTCTTCTGTAATTGATATTTCTTTTTCAGGTGGTGTGACAATTAACATATTATCAATAATGTCTAATGTTAAATCTAAGATAACTGGTTCACTAGGTTTAGATTCAAACACACTGACTGTAGTTGCTTGATAAGGTTTATTTAATAAAACAGTACCCATAGCAGTCACTACTTCTATTTCTCCACTAGACAATCCTAGAGCATCAGGTAAAAGTATTATTAATGACCTACCTAACTCATCAACTGTAGCTGTAAAGTCTGTTCCACGAATAGCAATATTAGCAGTAGGTGTTTTTAGCTTTATGTTTTGCTTATCTATTCTATTTAGATTACCTGTAATAAACCTTGCTGTTCCTAATCCAAATGTCAGAGCCATCTTAGATTTAGATGGGTCAGGGTCATAGATGTATTCATCTATTAATAGTTGTGAGTGTTCTGTAAGTTTTACAATTGAATCATCAAGAAATGTAATAGCCATTCTGCCATTAGATGTAATAGCTTCATCATTGCTTTGTATAGCAAATTCTAAGGTAGCATCTAGTGGCTCGTCTCTTACTATTTGTGCTGAACCATTTAGTTCAGAAATGTCTCCAATATCAACAGCTTGTGCTTGTACCTTGGTCGTTTTGGATAACACACACAGTAGAAGTAGCATTACCACCAATTGATATGATTTTAAGCCAGTCATTGTCTTGTGTACTCAGTTGTTGAATATTAAATGTTCTTTGTCCACCTGTATGGTCTAAGTAAAAATATCCACCTGCTGAATCAGTAACACCTGTACCTGTATAATTAACTGTATTATCACTACCATCTATATCCATGTAGTTTGTAGCACCATCAATGTTGATAGTAGAAGTAACTGTATTATTAGAACCTTGTATAATCCAGTCTAAATCTAAAGTATCTGCTAAAGCAGTTGTTCCTTGATTAAGGGTAAATGTATTACCAGTACCTGTAACTTGTACATTTTGATTAGATGAATCAGCACCATGAGTGTTTGATGGGTCTACTTGGATTGTAAAAGTATTTGTATTACCAGTAAATTCATAGAATCCTGTGAAACTATCTGCCCATATATCACCTAGAAACTTATTAGTGTTTCCAATCATATTAATATCAATGGTCATTGTAGTTCCGTCAATATCAAAAGCATTTAAATTACCTGCAGTTGAATTAAGTCCACCAATGATGTTTGATATGCCTAGTTGTTCTATATCAAGATTTAAAGTTGTGCCACTTTGGTCTAAATATATTTCGTTGTCAGCCGCGAATGTCGGCAATGCAATCAGCATCACACTCAGGCTCATTAATTTCAGTTTCTTCATGTTTCCAAAAACTCCTATCGTATCCGATATTTATTAGTTCTAAGACTGCACCTTCAATAGCTTTCATCAGAGCAATCGTTGTTGACTCGTTGCGTGAATTTCCTAATTCCACCTCAACAAGTTCAGTACCCATTTCTATGAATCTAAAAACATCTTCTGACTTACCATAACTAAATATGGTTTTTTGGCTTAACACTTCTATAAGTATCTCACCTGTTGCAACTGATACCATGCGAAGACTAACTGTTATATTGTCTTCTCTGTATTGCATACTTGTACCTATTCCTAGATATCTAGCACCAACTCCACCAGTTGACAAGTTACTATCATAACTTATAACTGCACCTTCTAACAAGACACCTGCAAATAGCAGTGGTGGTACATTGTTGCTTTCACCTTCTTTTGCAAATTGTTCTCTAGCTGACCTTATCAATTGTCTTTCTTTTGTTAGGTTGTCTAAACCTACTCTTTCAACAACTCTAAAGAACTCACCATTACTAGAATGTTTTAATGCTCTAATTAATAAAGTGTAGGGTGCTTGGGTGACAGCAGTAGAAAATAAAGCAAACTCACTATTACTTTTTCTTTGTCCTGTTTGGTCTGTAAATGCTGAAGGATAGACAGCTACTATAGGTTGAACTTCAGGTTTTTTTACATTAGCTAGTTCTTTAGAATGAAGTTCATCAATTCTAACTACATCATGTTCTTTAAATCTTTGTTCGTATGTATCTTCATACTGGTCAAATATAGAACAACTAGAAAGTAAAAGAACCGATAGGAATTGTAATTTCTGTGACTGTGCCATCTGCTTCTGTTATTTTAAGTGTTAAAAAAGAACCATCAGATGAGTATTCTATTGTATTACCCTCTAATGATATAGTGCCACTGTCTTGTGGTGTTTCACCAAATAAATTAGCGATAAGCTGTCTGCTTAATTCTGCATATACCCTGCTTTCAAAATTACGAATAAATCTCTGCACTGTTGAGTTCTCTTTATCTCTTTCTGCTTCTTCAATAGCGGCTTTGATTTCATCTTTAATTACTTTTCTACGATTAAACTCTTGGTTCTCAATAGTCAGATAATGACTAGATGTATTTACACCATTAAAAGATGGTGATTTAAACTTATGTACTATTTGGTCTGCTTTTATATTTTGTACAAATATACCTATAAATAAAGCAACTCCTATAGCCATTACAAGCCATAGAATTTTATCTTTTTCAGCTTGCTCTTTTCTACGCTTAAGTTCAGCGTTGCTTGGTCTGCCTCGTTTCTTTTTTTCTACCATTTTTATTCACCTCTTGTTCTTTTAGTTCTAAAACAGTATTGACTTTCTGTTGTAAGCGTATCATATCTTGGTCTAACAGTCTAAGTTGGTCAGTAAGTCTAATAATAGTTGTTTTCATTTCTGAAACAGCAGGGTCTATAGTATTAGTGATTGTTTGCCATACGAAGTAAACAAAGTAACCTAGACCAACTACCATAATAGTAGTGAAACCAAACTTTTCTACTAAAACAATAATGTCCATTAATCCCTTCTAGCATCTATCTTCCCATCTTCTACAAAGTTTTCTGCTCTCGCTATTCTATCTAGGTCAGGAGATAAATTTAATGCACTAGATACACTTGTATCAATGCGAATCATATCGTTATTCATTATTGATGCTCTTGTTATAAGCATTTTGGTTATGCCTTGTACAGTTTTTATATCACTTACAAGGTTTCCCATAAGCTGTTTCATAATTAAAAATATAAAGTAACCCATGATAAGACCACCTGCTATAGGCAAACCTACTTTATCTATAAGATTAAAAACTTCCATTATTGCGTATTATCTTCACCTTTAAAGCCTTTGCTTTGACCTGACTTACCTGAGTAAACACCAAAAACAACACCCATAGCACCAACAACAACAGATACTAAAGCTGATTGTTCTAAATTAGGTTCAGGTAAATTCATAAACCATATAACAGATTCATACATAAGATATATGTATACAACTACAAAGATTCTTGGAAATATACGCCATGAGTCTACTGCTCTAGCTAAATGTATAACTTTTTGCCAAGGGTTCACATTTGTTGCATCTTCTAGTTCTCTTATTTTATCTTTTAGTTCACTAATTTCTTGTATCATAGCCATGAACTTATTTAAATCCATTTCTACTTCATTTCTATCCATGTCGCCACCAAAACGACCACTACCCATATTGTTATCCATAATTTACTCCTTTTTTAAGTTGGTTCTGTGGGAAAAGTTACATCATCTGCTGAAGATGCACTAGAGTTGTTTGCAGGTAAGTCTCTTAAAGATTGTCTATAAGTTACCCATTCTGCTTTTTTTGAATCTGTTAAAGGCGAATCAAGGGTTTGTGTCCAGTCAGATTCTGTGAGCAATGTGTTTCTTGCAATTCTTAATCCTATCCAAAAATCTACTGTTTGTGCTACTGCTTCACCACTAATTATTTTGTAATCACCAACATCATATATACCCTCTATAACAGACTGACCTGACTCTAAAGGCACTTCTGAAAGTTGCACATTTGTTGCACCACATTCTAATATTTCTCCAGTTGAAGTTTTATATTTGGTATATTGTATTATTGTGTTCATTATTGTGTGTTATCTATAAATACATAAAGTGATTGATAAGTGCTTCTTAATTTTGTTATCCATCTTACTCTCCAAAAAACCTTGTTTGCATTTGTGCCTGAAGTTGCTAATCCTGATATTGTGCCATTATAAGCAAAGATATATGTTCTAAATGTACCTGCTGCAAAAGTAACATTTTGTATTCCACCTGCAGCTTGTACATAATTTGAACCACCATCTACGCTGTATTCAAGAACACCATTAGTGCAATCTCCATAGACACCAGTCCATATTGCTTCATAAGAAGCACCATCTCTTACATTATCAACATTCATACTAAGATATGTTCCTGTTGATTGTGTTTGAGTTGTAAAATTGGTAGAACCTCTTTGAAACGCACTAGCAAAACTTGATAAAGGTACTGCTGAACCTGTATGTGAAATTATATCTGCACTCACATCTGCAAAGTGTTTTACATTTAAAGTATCAACATTAATTTGTGTACCTGTAATTGTTCCTGATGCTATTTCTGATGCTGTAATAGTATTTGAAGCTATTGCATCTGCTGTCACTGCATTTGAAATAATTTGGTCTGCACCAATAGAATCTGCTGCCATTTGTGTAGCTGTAATAGTTCCACCAACAATATTAGCTGCAACAATCGCATTAGCTGCTACTTTGTCTGCTGTCACTGCATCTGCATTAATCTTAGCTGCTGTTACTGCATTAGCTTGAATATTAGATGCAACTATACTATCGGCTGCTAACTTTCCTGCAACTATAGCTCCAGCAGTAATTTTGGCACTGGTTATTGCGTTAGCTACAATTTTATCTGATGTAATTGCATCTGCGTTTATCTTTACAGCAGTGATTGCATTAGTGGCAATTGTGTCAGCAGTTATTGCTCCTGCATTTATCTTTGCAGTTGTAATAGCACCAGCATTAATTTTTGCTGTTGTTATAGCATTCGCAATTATCTTGTCTGCAGTTACAGCATTTGCATTTATTTCATTAGCTGTGATTGCATTAGCAGCAATCTTTGCTGTAGATATGGCATCATCTGATATTTTTGTTGTGGTTATTGCACTAGCTGCTACAAGGTCTGCTGTAATTGCATCATTGGCAATTTTTGCAGTTGAAATGGCATCGGCTGCTATTTGTGCAGTGTTTACAGCATTATCTGCAAGTTTGGCATTAGTGACAGCATCAACTCCCAATTTAGCTTCAACGATTGCTCCTGCTGCTATAACATCACCTTGAATGGCATCTACTGCTATTTTTGCATTAGTTACTGCTTCTGCTGCTATTTTTACGCTTGTTATAGCACCATCTACTATTTCACCTGCACTTACATTAGTAAAATTACCTGATGCACTACCTACAAAAGCAGAATGCACATCTGACTGATTTACTGACCTAACCCAAAAGTAATATGTAGTACCTGCTGTCAATCCATCCTGTGTTCCAAATAATGTACTAGTCACTTTGCCATTTAATCCATAGATGGTTTCTACTAGATATGTGTCATCTGTTGGTGTTGTGTTGGATGTTCTTCTATATATCTTAGTGGCTTTTAAATCAGCACTTGTTGAATTTGTCCAAGATACAAGAATGTTAAATGCTTGTCCTGTTGATGCACTAAGACTTGTTGGAACTGCTGGTGCATCTGTTGGTGCTGATATTGTTATATTGACTACACTGGTATAAGCACTAGCAACACCATTCACATCTATATGTCTTGCTTTCACATTATATGTTTTACCAACTACAACATTAGGGAGAAGGGCTACAGCAACACCTTTTCCTACAGTGAAGTCTGAGGTAAATGCACCATCTGTACTTAGCTTATACGCCACCTCTGTAAGTGTGACCTTATCACTAGAGTTGTTAGTCCATGATGCTTTGATATCTACTTTAGTTGTGACACCATCTTTATTTGTTTGTTGAGCAAGAGAAAGGTTGCTTGGTGCTGTGACTGAATAATCTCCAGTAGTAACATCGCTACCTTCTGATTGACCAGTTGTATAATCATTAGTAGCAAAGTCAAATACACTTGATGCTATTTCTTTAAGCTCTAACCTAGTTGCCATGACTGGCACTTCACCACTTTGTAAAACTTCCATATTTGTTGATATAACTTCAAATACTTTTTGACTGTAGTTTAATCTTTCATTTGTTACATAAACCCAATCATTAGGTTGCAACCTCATATATTGTAGTGTCACCAAACAAGCTAAAGATGTTGTTTGTCTTTGACTTTTTAAGGCTATTCTGCCTAATCTTTGTGCCATAGTATCTGTTACTGTAAATGGTAGTTGTGTTTCCATTTGTTTAACATAATTTGCTGTTGACTCACCTGTAGGTGTATCAGCATTCAGCATAGTTGTATCTCTATACACTTCTGCATCAGCAGCTACAAAGTTTTGTGTAGAGTCTACATATACAGGCTTAACACTGTTAAATAAATTACCTGAATTAGGATTAGTTTGAATTTGTACTTGTTCTAATAAATCATCATCAGTAATAGTCAAAGAAGGTGTTTGTGAAGCACCTGCAAACACATTAAATTTACCATTAACATAAGACATTTTTCCTGCCATAGAGCTAAGTAATGATTCAATTACTCCATTACCATTTGCACTAAAAGTAGTAAACCCATTTGCTGTGTATCTTTTTTCTGTAGTAGAGCCATCAGCAAGAGTTACATTCTGCTCACAAGTATTGGCTGCTGAAGAAAAACCACCTGCGTTTGTAGTGTCATTGATTTCTGTGGTTGTTGCTTTTATACCATATTCAGTATTTGTTAAATAATCTCTAATATGTAAAGCAGGATTATTTGTCCATGCTGTAGCATTACTTCTAGGGTCATAGCACTTCTTACCTTTTACAAGAAATGAAGTTGGTGGAATACCACCACCAAATGCTTCTGCATCAAATACCATCTGTATATAAACATAAGCAACACCAAGAAACTTATCAGACGTACCCATAGAACCTAGTTGTGCGTTCATAAATCCATCTACAGCAGTTTGACTACCATCTTGAACTATATATCGCATCAATCTGCCACTACCAAAATTATTTTCATTGTCAGAATTGGTGTAATCAGAATTAGTGACTGTATAAACAGTTGAACCATTTATTGTGCTTGTGGTTGTTGATAGGTCATTATCATTTAATCTTATTTTTGTAAGTTCTTCTATCTCATGTCCTGCTATAGCTATCACCATGTGTAAAAGATAATTGTCTGTGCCTGATGTTTCCATGTGTACAATTGTTCCACCCACTCTAGCTTGACCATATATTATCTGTCTTGGTGCAATGGCTTCTCTGTTAGCAAATTTTGTACCAAAATTACCTGCTGATGCTTCTATACCTTTAGAGTTCATTTTACCTATAAGACCACCTAACAAAGTGGTACCAAAGGTCATAACAGCCATAGTTGTTGCAGTGCCTATAGCAAAAGTACCAAAAGCACCAATAGCTGCACCACCAGTTACTGCAACTACAAATACAACTAATGCTGCAATTACAGCTGCTTTTATTTGTTTAGCCATCTATACGCCACACTTTTAAAATATTTACATTATTTTTCACACCTACACAGTCATCTGTGGGTGTAAGAATATTCATACCATCAGATATACCTACTAATTCTGATTCTTCTTTGTAAACTACAAGGTCACCTTTAGTAATATATGCTTTGCCTATCTCATTCACATTTTTAGCCCTACAAGCCTTTTCAATACTTTTTAATAGTGTTTTGTTATATTTTTTTATTGCCTTCATAGCACTTGTTTCATCTTTCCATTTAAGATTTTTTGGTATTAAATCTTCACCAGTAATTTCTTTAATAAGAGCATTAGAAAATTTGCAACAATCCCATGTTCCCCATTTAAAAGGTTTGTTTTTATTTTTTTCAATAAATAAGTTAAATTTAATTTCCCAATCTATTAATTTTTTCATTTTTGTATTCTATTTTCTGCAATTTGTTCAGCTCTTTGATTACCACCACCACCACTTGTACCGCCTGACGTATCTGATGTTTTACCCCATACAATTTCTTTATCTTGTAAAGATGCAACTCTATTAAATCCAGTATCACCATTGTGTAGAAAGTTTTGAGATTCTTTTGTATATCTAAAATTAGAAGGTCTGTCTAAATCAATTAATCTGTTTTCAGCATTAATAGATATAGTTGAGCCTTGTGGTGTGTCAGTTATGCTCAGTGTTGTCATTCTACCTTTAAACAAAACTAAAGTTCCTGCCACTTCATTAGTTTTGCCCATAACATATCCTAAATATAAAGTTATAAATCTGTTTTGATAATTTTCTGTTAGTGCTAAGTTTAAAACAGTTGTGTCCATTCCAGTTATACCAACTGTTAGACCTGCTGATTTTAAATCAGTGCTTTCTTCTACATTGCTTATTGATAATAACTGTCCTGCACCAATATAGGCTTCTGAACTTATTGTTAAATCATCAATACCAGTCCACAATCTTATTGTTCCTGAATCAAACTCTGCGTTAATTGCAAGAAACATAGATTGCTCATCTGCACCTAGACGATTTACGATAGAACTATCTAATCCTTGTCTAGTTGCCATATTAAATTACCTCAATACATGAAAAGCTAATACCATAGTTTGAAATTCTATCTGCTGACCAACTTACTTCATTACTTGTTAATCTAAAATTACCTTTTGGATTTGTAAAAACTACATAATGTCCACTTGCTAAATCTGACCTTAACTTTGGTTCTGTTTTTACAGAATAAAAATCATTTCCTGAATCAGTTGTTGCTGTTGCATCTTCTACAACCATAACTAATTGTGCAGGTGTTCCTGTGGAACTTGCTGCTGATTGGACACTTAGGTAGTCTCCTTTCTTAATAGTGCCACTAGCACCAGTTGTGGATGCCCTAAGAGATAATCCTGTAGCACCTTTTACATTGGTTCTAACTTTACAACTTGCTGTACTACTTTCGGTAGTAAAATCAGCATCAGTCACTACAATAGTATTACTTGTGACTGTGGTGACTTTATGTGTTCCATTGTTTTCTTCATTAACAGCACCTGTGACAACAATAAAATCGCCAACTTTAGTATTTGCAAAAGTGGATGCACCTGCTGTAAGCGTTCCATTAGTAGCAAAAGATAAAGTGACACTTGTATTATTAGTTCTTAACTCTGATGTTAAATGTGCTGTTGTATATGTTCCTAAATTGCTTAAAGCATCAGGGTCTGCAAATTTAAAAGTATTAACAGGACCATTGAGGTCAAGTAAAAATGATTGCCAATTTAAAGCAACATCTCTACGCATGGGTGGTAATGAAACTTCAGCAGTCCAATAAACACCATCAAACTCTTGTGTTTTAGTTTTACCTGTGAAAGGTGATACAGTTGTTCCTACAGTTCTAACAAGTGAAAAATTACTTGTAATAAAATTAGGGGTTGTAGGCATAGTTATTAATTTAGCCACCTTGTAACATTCTCCTATAATTACCACCACGCATTGATGCTTCTGCTACAGCACCTTTAGTCACATCTGCTATTTGTGGCATCATTTTCATAACTTCTGCTCTAACAGTTGGTACAACACCTGTAGCAAAGTTTATTGATTGATTTATTATTGTAGTTCCGCCACCACCCACAGCATTTTTACTATTCATGTTATTCATAATATTTCCATTACTATGTGGCACAAATATTTCAGGACCTCTTTCACCAACTATCATAGGTTGACCCCCATAAGCTGAACCACCACCTGCCGATTTTTTAAATGTAGGCAAAGCATCAGATGTACCTGTTAAACCAAATACTGAATTAAGAATTTCATTTACTACTGCCATCTGTAAAAATATTGAAATTATTTGACTAACTATGTTTTTAGCAAAATCTTTAAAACTATCTAGAGCATTACGACCTTCTAGTAATGCATTAACGAAATTATTAGTGAAAGAAAGTGAAATACTCTGTATTGCAGGTGCTAATGCTTCACCAAATGTTTGTGCTACATCACTAGTAGCATTTTGCATATCTTGTAATACTGTTACTAGTCTTGGAGCAGACTCAATTCCAATTTCATCTAATAATAATTTATATTTTTCAAAAATTTCATTAGCACTTTCTTGTCCAAATTTAAGTAATTCAGTGTTTCCTAATATACCTTCTTGATGTTTTTGAACTAGACCCATGATACTAGCCATTTTACCTTGTAGTAAAAGCGATTTTACTTGTTCATCATTAAATTGTTTTTCAGTTTGCGTGGATTGGTTAAATGCATCTCTTTGTTTTAATAATTCATCAGTCAAATTTGCAACAACTGATGATGCTGCATCACTAGTTATATCTAAATCAGTTAATAAACCTATTACTGTTTTTAAAGCACTTTCTGCCATTCCTACACTAGGAGCATTAATAAATGAAGCTAATGCATTACCTATAATTCCTCTATCACCTTCTGATATTGATGTCATTTCTTTAATTTTATTGTTTATTGCATCAATATTAGCAATAGCAGCTCTACCTCTTTCAGATTGCATTTGGTCAAACGACATATCTGACTTAAATTTTGGTGCTTCTAAAGTAATTCCTAAACCTGAACCTCTCATCTCTGCCATAGCTACTGCTAAATTATTAATAATACTTGTAGTTTGGTTTACCATAGATTTTAAACCAACTCCCAAAGGACCTAAAAATATTTCATTACCTAAATTTTTAAACGCTATCTGCATATTAGATACGCTGGTGGAAAGGTTATCCATTTTGCTAACCATTGCACCGCCAAACTGTCTTTCTAAAACATTTGTTAATGATTCAACAATTATTTTTGCTCCATCTGCTGTTTGACCAAAATCAGCTAACTCTAATCTTGATAGACCTAATTCATCTTTTAAACCTTTAAATACATCAATACCTCTGTCAGCTAACATATTTAATTCTTGCAGTCCTAATGCACCTGCTTCTGCTCTTTGCACTACTCTTATTAATGCTTCAAAAGCTCCTCTTTGGTCAACTGCAACTGATGCTGTATCAGCAAATACTTGCATCATTCTTGAAGTTGGTTCAATTCCAACTGAACCAAGTGATATAAAGGCTTTTGTGACTGTATCTATTTGGAATGGAGTTGTTTGTGCAAAATCTAATATTCTTTTAAATTGTTTATCACCTGCTTCTACAGAACCAAAAACTGTGTCAAGTGAATCTTTTAAATCTTCAAATTCCATACCTGCTCTAGCTGCAAAAGCACCAAGTTTACCTACACCTACAACAACAGCACCAATTGCAGCAGGACCTGCAAGTTTTTTTAGACTACCTGCTAAAGCACCTGATGCACCACCCATAGCACCAAATGCAGCACCACCTGCAGCTCCAGTAGTTTTAATCTTGCCTTGTATATCTTTGAGTTCTTTTTTAAGCTGACGAGTGTCAGCCTTAATCTCAATAATTAATTGGTCTACTGTCTTTCCACTAGCCATCAGGATATAACTCCATCATTTCTTCTAACCTATTTTTAGTCATAGGTTCTTCTTCTTCTGTAGAACCATTAAATTGTTTAAAGCCCTTTAATGCTAAATACATTTCACGAGGGGATATGTTCCAAAAATCGTCAGGTCGCATATTCATCATACCAACACAAATCTTATAGAAGTCAGACCATTGTATTGGTTGAGTGTTCACGCTTCCGCTTTTTTTTTATCTACTTCCTCATCTGAGTCGTGGTCGGTTAATGTAGAAGCTAAGAGTTTAGCTACTTCGGTTGATGCTACAACTATGCCAACATCTTGGATAATTGAGCCTATTTTTTTATCGTCAAAGTCGTTGCCACCACCTCGTAAGGCGTGTTTTAAAACAACTATGAGAGTTCTGATACGCACTTTAGCTTCAGCAATGGCAGTAGCTAACTCTAAAATGCCCTTATCAAGTTCATCTTCTATTCTTACCAATGCATCTATTGTAAGTCTGCATTTATAAGTTTCTTTACCTAATGTTAGAGGTATTTCACCCTTTAGTGGATTCGCCATCTGACTTTATCTCCTTTGGTTTACTTGCGATTGCAAGATTTATTGTTTGTATATTATCTCTTAAATTTACTTGTGATGATAATACTTTTGTATCAACACCATCAATATTAAGAGTTTCGCCAATCTTTACATCGGCAGGTATTGTTAAAGAATCTTTATACAATAAACCATCAATAAGACCTTTATTGTGCTTTATCTTTACTTCTTTCATATTACGCTGCTGCGAATGTTATATAACCTGCTGATTCAAAAGACATTGAATATGTTGCTTCACCATTATACTCACCTGCATATTCAATACTTGTTATCTGAAAAGAACCTGTATAAGTTCCTAAATCAGTCACTAAGAATTGAAAGTTTTTAAATGCTGGTGTTTGTGCTTGAGAACCATCTGATGTATTTTGTTGAGCTGCATAACTTGTTCTTACAAGCACTTCAGATGTTGAATCTGTAAAGACTCCTGAACCACTTATTGAAATACTGTTTACTCCTGCTCCTGCTAATAAAGTTCGTGTTCCTGCACTATCTTTATTAGTTATATCTACTGATTCATCATTCAATGTTATTGATGTAGACCTAAGACCACCAACAGTAACATAAGTGCTACCACTGGTATTAATTTTCATTAATATATCTTTACCTTTCTGTGCTGCCATTTTTTTCTCCTAAAATTAGTTTGTTCCTAATATTATTGCTCGGAATCGCATGACTCCATGTCTAGTAACACCATCTGGGTCTCTCATTATATCACTATATTCAAATCTGAGGTTAATCAGATTGAAACCTGTGACAGTTAAGTCTATATCATGCAATAAATCGTGTACCTTGTCCATTATTTGTTTAGTCTCCTTACTACCTTTGTATTGAGACCAAATATGAATATTAATTGTGTATTCACCACCTGTTAAATCTTTTGTTCCATAATCAATAGATGTTTCTTCACCAAGTGTGATAAATGGGTATGAATTACCCTCTATAACTTCGTCATAAACACCACATGATAATGTGCTTGTGATTGCACTTACATTAAGAGCAGTGTACACAGCACTTTGTAATTGAAATTGTCCTATACTCATTTCAGTACACCTTTTTTAAACATCCTTTCTATTTTTCTTTTATTCTTTTCTAATGCAGGTTGCATAAATGGTCTTTCAGTCATCTGTGTTGTTCCAAACTCTAAAGCTGCTGAATAGGGTGCTGCTGATATTATTTGACCAACAACAGTTCCATTTGTTTTTACATCAACATTCATTGTTATTTGACTGACTAAAAATCCTGTATCACTTGCAGGTGGTTGATTCGGTGCTGATGCTGTATGTGTTCTTCTTGGTTCATACTTCTCGTATGTAATGCCAGTTCCACCTCTTAAAATGCTTTCTTTAGCTGTGTTTTGAACCATCATAGTTCCACGAGTCACATATTCTTTAACTTTGTTATCTTGCAATCTTTTGTTCAGCTTTTTATTAAATGCTTTGAGATTAGATATTTTTAAATCAATACTCATATTGCTACGCCTTCTTCACATAATAACTTTAGGTATCTATCTCTTTCATCAACATTCACAATACCTTTGATATTAAAATTACGAGTTCCATAACTTACTCTACTATTAGTAGATATATTCTTCATATAACGAATTGTGACCTCGTGTGTGACCTTCTCTTGGACTATCCCTTGTCTGTATGTGCTATTGGCATTTGTGGGCTTAATATTGGCGTAAATAAATGTGACTGGTGAATAAGTTTGTGAAAGACCACCACCTGCATCACGAGTATTAGTAGCATTTTCTACCTTAACTCTATATCGCATCTTGCCGATACTATTAGCCATTTTATCCCAACGCCATCAACGAAGATGAACCTAATCCTTTATGAACAACATAAGGTGAATATAAAGACCTTAACATTGGTGGATAAGGTAATTTAGCATCATACATATCTCCTCTATGCTCATAAAGAAAAGCTATGTGTTGAAGTATGCCTAATCTTAGTGGTTCAGGAATACTGTATTGTGATGTATAACCTGCTATGTATTTTACTTCTATAGCATTGGCTACTCTTAATGCCGTAGGAAAGGTACTACCTGTTCTTAAAACTATTCTTGCAGGTTCTCTTGCATTGTCTACATAGTATTCAGTAGCAGCCATTGTAGTAGCTGTATCTGAATCATCATAAGTTTTTACATGGGATACAGAAGCTACAGGTGAACGAGGTAATACTATATAGTTTTTATAATAGTTTAAATAAGGACCAGTTCTCATGCCTTCCCATAAAGGGTCATCAATATCCTGAAAAGCATCAAGGTATAAGATAAGTGTTTGAGTCATTAAGGCTCTACCAGTGTGTTCTTCACAAAACCTTCTAGCTGTTTCTATAAATGGTCTTATGATTCTCTCATCTGTAGAATCATCAACTCGTAAGTATTCTTTGACTTCTTGTAATGTAACTGGTTCTTGGGTTGGCTCTGTATGTATTGTAAGTCCTGCCATTAGATAAATGCTCCTATAATTTGTGAAGCTATAATTAGAGCATATAAACCCCAAATTTGTTGCTCCATACGAACAAATCTTTTAGAGCCTGATTCCATACGCCTTTCTATGTTTTCATAGCGTAAAGAACATATCTGCTCATGTAGTTCCAACTTACTTAAATCAGTTGGGTTTGTTGTCTCCACTTTCGGCATCTTCATCACTTGCTTCCATTTCTTCAGGCAAATTATCTTTTAACTCTGCCATAAAATGATTAATGAGTACATCTGCTTTTTCTATTTCAAATTGAGCATTTGTAACCATGTCATTCTTTTGTTTTTGTATGATGGCTAGTTTGTTATAAATTACTTTACCTTCATCGGACATATCGTCTATTAGGTATTTCTTTTCAACATCTTTGTCATCTACCTTTTCAGTAAGTGTTAAAACCTTTGGTTCTTCATTTACTATATTTTCGTTAGCTTCTGCCATAATTAATTCTCCTAATTAAAAGTATTAGTCTATCACTATCCTTCTAATGTTTCTATTCTAGTTTTTAAATCGTCTATTATTGATTGTTGTTCTTGTATAGCTTTTACCAAGTAAGGTGTAAGTTTTCCATAATCTACACCCCAAGGTTCTTCAGTAACATCCTCTCCACCTTCTTGTACTACATTTGGTATTACCTCGTTTAATTCTTGTGCAATAACACCAACTTCATGATGACCATTATTTTTCCAATCAAATTCTCTAATTTGTATATCGTTAATTACTTCCAGTTGAGAAGCAGCATCTACAATATTTTCTTTCATTCTTCTATCAGAAGATGTGTTGTAAGCTACAGTTGTTCCACTTGCTGCTGATACAGAACCCATAACACTATTACTATCTCTAAATCTTATAAATTGACCCCCAGTAGCATCTGTATCACCGCTAAATGAAAGTAACTGAATTAGATTTGAAGAAGCAACAGAACCATCAGTGTCAAAAAATGCTACTATTCCACCATGCCCTGCTGTTTCACCACCAGCAGAAACCTGTAATTTACCATAAGTAAGCGCACTAGAAGTTTGGTTTATCAACAAGTTGCCTGAAGAATCAATACGCATTCTTTCTAATGAGTTTGTATAAAATGCAGCATGTGCAGATGTGCCTGTTTCTGTAGCTGCACCTATAGCTAGACTACCACCACCTATTCTATAAATAAAAGGACTGTCTTGATTGGTTGGAAAAGCACCTGATTTAAACAATACAGCACCTGAAGAATCAATACGCATTCTTTCTGTTGCATTAGTAAAAAATCTTTGTCCTATTCCAGTAGTACCATAAAAATCATAATAACCTGAACCACCACCTACTATTGATGATTCTCCAATAGTAAATTTAGCTGCACTACTTTCATCAAATCTTAAATATGGTGTATCAGCATCATTATCTAAAATTAAATTTGCATTAGTACCATTAACAGAAGATTTAATTGTGCCTGAAGAATCAATACGCATGGCTTCTGATGCGTTAGTTGCAAATCTCATATAATTTGCTGTATGCTCGTATTGAATAAATCCTCTATACGCATCATCTCCTGAAGTTCCATCTGCAAAATGAATATTACCTAAATGTGATGTTCCTGATGCTATGGTAATACCTGTATGACCAGTCGTAGCAACAACCAAATTATCTGCATTTGCTTGATAACTTGAAGGACTATCAGTCCCCAACCCAAGATTTCCTGATGAATCTATTCTCATGCGTTCTGTATCAGAAGTTTCAAATACTATATTACCTGCTTCAACAGCTTCAATATTTAAGTTACCAGTACCTCTATGTCTTAAATCAGTATTGCCATTAGCACCACTATTTCTTAAAATTCTAAAACCAAAATCTGTATATGTTGTATCACCAGTTAAATCAACTATAGCGTTTGCATTAGAAGCACCGCCTGTACCTATTTCTGCATTATCAGCAACGACTGTACCTGTTACGTCTATGCCTGTTGAGGTTGTGGCTATTTTGGTTGCATCATCATATCTAAGTTGTACAGCACCCCCATCTACTGCCAATATATATGTTTTATTTCCAGCACCATTATTTAATTCAATATTTGTGCCTTCAAGTTTTAAATTGCCAGTTCCAGTTTCTTTAATATGAGATGCAGAACCTGAATGATAAATTTCTAAATCTGAACCTGCTCCAAAGATAGCTTTACCATTATCAGCAAATGTAGCGTTGCCTGTGACACTAACCCCTGCACTGCTTGTAGCTAGTTTTACAGCATTATCGTGATAAAGACTTACTGCACCATCAGCTGCACATATTATGCTTTCTTCGTTAAGTTTTGCCTGTATATGAACTGCACCATTGGTATCACCTAAATAGATATTACCTGTTGAGTTAGAGATATAAGAGTTAGAACCATCATGATAGATTTCTAAATCACCACCTGTTCCTATCTTAATCTTGTCGTTGTCACCCATAACTAGATGGGTAGCTAAAGTGACTTCACCTGTGACACCTAAAGTTCCTGAGATTGCAATATTAGTATCTAGCTTTGCACTGGTAATTGCTCCATCTACTATTAACTCTGTTGGTACTAATGTATATGCCATATTATCCCTTTAGTTCCTGTATTTCGGCTTTTAATTCATCTACTGTTGTAGACAGTTCTTGTATCGCTTTTGTTAGCATAGGTATCAAGGCTGAAGGTGCTACTTGTTGTGTTCCATCAGGGTCTTCAACCCAAATATTATGTCCGTTTGCTACATCTGAATGTGCGTCAATAACTGTTTTAACTTCTTGAGCTATAAAACCGTGATGAGCTTTACCGTCTCCATACACTGGGTCAGAAGAACTTGCATCATATTTAGGTAAAGTATTTGCAATAGCGTTTTTTGCGTTCCATTTAAACGTAACAGGTCTTAAAGCCTTAATAAAGTTAAGACCAACTGTTGAATCTGCTATATCTTTTTTAAGCCTTTCATCAGAAGCAGCAGCCCAAGAAGTATCTGAACCGTCTAAGTTAAGCGTTGCTGTTCCAGAAGCTAAACCTATTCTTACTGTGTCAGTACCTGCTCCAAATATATCATTTCCTATAACAATATTTCTTTCTGCACCTGCTGAGTTATTTTCAACATTATGACCAATTAAAATATTTTCATTTCCTGAAGTAACTGATTCACCTGCTCCCTGTCCTATACAAGTATTACTGTGACCTGTTATAGCTTTACCTGCAAAATGACCTACTGCTGTATTGTTATAACCTGTAATAGTTGCTCCAAGTGCATCTCTACCAATTGCAACATTATTTGCAGCTGTAGTATTAGCATCTAAAGCTCCATTACCGACAGCTACGTTATCAGAACCTGTAGTGTTTGAGTACATAGCTTGATAACCGACAGCTACGTTTTCATTACCTGAACTATTTGAGTACAAAGCATTAGTTCCAACAGCTACAGTATCGTAACCAGAAGAACTATTCATTAATGCTTGATATCCTACTGCTACAACTCCAGTAGTAGCTATATCTTGTGCAGCTTGAAATCCAACTGCTACGTTTGTAGCTTGTGTAGTTGATGTTGATAAAGCTCCTTTACCCACAGCTACGTTACTAGTACCTGTAGTACAAGCACCTAGTGCAGATGTTCCGACTGCTACATTTTGGTCACCTGTGGTACAAGCGTCTAAACTAGAAGCTCCAACTGCTGTATTTTGAGTTGCTGTCGTGTTTGCTGCTAATGCACTATGACCTACTCCTACACAAGAATGACCTGTAGTGTTTGCTGTTAAAGCAGAATCACCAATTGCTGTGTTGTTAGAAGCTGTTGTATTAGCGTCAAGTGCATTTCTACCTATAGCTACATTTTCACTACCAGTTGTATTAACTGCCATAGCATTTTGACCGATAGCAATATTTCTATCGCCTTCAGTATTGCTTGTTAAAGAACTTTCTCCAACTGCTGTATTACTATGCCCACCAACATTAGCATCAAGTGAGTTTCTTCCTACTGCTACGTTATCGTAACCTGTAGTGTTTTCTGTTAATGCTTTATGCCCAATAGCTGTATTATTACTAGCAGTTGTATTTGCATCTAATGAACCACCACCAAATGCTGTATTAAAACTACCTGTTGTATTACTACCTAAAGCGTTCCAACCACCAGCAGCATTTTCAGTACCTGTAGTATTAGCGTCCATTGAGTTATAACCAATAGATGTATTATAAGAACCTGTAGTGTTTGCTGATAAAGCAGAATGACCAACTGCGGTGTTGTTACTAGCAGTTGTGTTTGCATCTAAAGCTAAAACACCTACTGCTGTATTTGAACCACCTGTAGTGTTTACAAGTAGTGCATTTTTACCGACAGCTACGTTATCTCCACCAGTTGTGTTCGCACTCATAGAATCAGCACCTATGGCTGTATTACTATTCGCAGTAGTATTCGCATCTAAAGCGTTTGCACCTACTGCTACATTTGATGCACCTGTGGTGTTTGCTCCTAAAGCTGCATAACCTACTGCTGTATTGTTGTCTGCTGTAGTGTTAGCATCTAAAGATGCTTGTCCAACAGCTGTATTTTGTGAACCTGTTGTATTAGCTCCTAAAGCGGACATACCAATACCAGTATTAAAATCACCAGTTGTATTAGCTGTTAATGCAGTTCTACCTAAAGCTGAATTTCTTTCTCCACTTGTATTTGCTGTTAAAGCAGCATGACCTATAGCAACATTAAAGTCACCACCACTTGTTAAGCTATCTAAAGCTGTATCACCTAAAGCTACGTTTTGTGTTTCGTTTGGATAATTACCATCAAGTTTAATTGTTCCACCATCTACTGAGACATTACCTGCTACTGTAAGACCATCTGTGACTGCTGTACCTGTTACGTCTATACCACTACTTGTTGTTTCAAATTTCTTTGCACCTGCATAATATAATGCAATTTCTGCTCCAGTATTTGCAAGTAAATAAATTTGTGAACCATCTGCTCTTTGAAATTGTAAATTACCTGCTCTTACTAATAGATTACCTGTACCTGCATCATCTATATAGCTATTACTACCATCATGATAAATCTGTAGGTCTGCACTTGCACCCATCTTTAGTATGTCACTGTCACCCATGTTTAGATGTGAACCTACTGTAAGTTCACCTGATATAGATATATTGGTATCTAACTTAGCACTTGTGATTTGTCCATCTCTTATATGTGCTGTATCTATAGAAGCATCTACATATTGGTCGCTATCAACACTATTAGCTGACATCTTTGCGTTAGTGATTGCACTGTTTGAAATCTTAGCTGTAAGAATTGCATCATCACTAATCTTAGCTGTGGTTATAGCATTATCGGTAATAGAAGCTGTAACAACTGCGTTAGGTGCTAACTGGTCTGCACCTACTGCATCATCTTTAATTACACCTGTAGTTACCTTAGTATTAGCCATTGTCTTTTAGTTCCTGTATTTCTGTTTTAAGTATTTCTATTTGTGCTTGTTGTTCTTGTATAGCTTTGACTAGTAATGGTGTAATTCTTCCATAATCCATGCCTTGCATTATTTCATCATCTTTTTCACCGCTTACAGCATCAGGAAATATTGCTTGTACTTCGTGAGCTATAAAACCCTCACTAGATGTTCCATCTTCTTTCCAATCAAATTTAACTGGATTAAGTTGATTAAGTCTTTCTAAACCATTTTGAATTGGTTCAACATTTTCTTTTAATCTATAGTCTGAAGATGTGTTATAAGCAGTTGATGAAGCATTTGTAATAATAGTACCAACAGTTCCATTATCATTATAAAAAGTCATTGCCTGTCTTGAATCTGTAAGTCCATCAGCACCAACAGCAATACCAGCAGTACTTGAATTTAGTTCAACTACTAATCTATGGTTTCCAATATTAACTGGATTTGAATTAGTAGTACCAATTATTAAATTACCTGAAGAATTAATACGCATCCTGTCAGTATTATTAGTTCTGAACGATAAGTCTTGACTGTCTGATGTACCAATAATTGCAAAATTACCTTTTGAATATAAAACATTTGCACCACTATCGCCCCAAAAATCCCAAGACTGACTAGCGGTTCTACCAAAAGAAACTCCATTACCCTGAGATACATTTCCATGTATAACTTCTAACTTGGCTGAAGGATTAGTCGTTGAAATACCAACATTGCCTGAAGAATCAATGGTCATTCTATTAGTACCATTAGTTTGAATTCTTAAATCATGGTTTGAACTTGAACCAAAGAATACAGCACCACCATCTGAAGCTAGTAATCTAGCTGTAATTGGAGAGCCTGAAGATGTACCTTCAACATATAACGAACCTTCTCCAGTACCACCATCAACATTTAAAATACCTGTTCCGCTTGTTGCTCCGATATGGACTTTTCCATCAGCTCCAATTCTGAGCCTCTCACTTGAACCACCAGTAGCTATAGCAAATTCGTTTTCACTTCTTAAACCTAAAGCTGTATTTGAACCACCTGATGCTAATATAGAACTTGTTTGACCTATAAAACCATAATTAGAGCCTTGATTTTGTAATCTAAAAGCACCATAACCTGCTGTTGTATTATCAAAATTACCATACAAAGTATTTGCAGGTGATTTAAAAATAAAGTTACCAGCAACATCTAAAGGTGCAGCAGGACTATCATTTTGAATTCCAACATTGCTACCAACCACATTCATTACAACAGAACCAGCACCACTACCTGTTCTAAAGTTTATGCTTTCACCATCACCATTACCCCATATATCTAATTCCCCACCTGATAAAACCGATATAATACCAAGCTCAGAACCATTATTTAAACGAATATGTTGATTGGTGCTTGTAATATTTAAACCAGCAGTGGCATGAGGTGCTACGCCTAAACCCAATCTTGTTGCTTGAGCTGTACTATCTAAAGTTGTAGCACCTGTTACATCTAATGTTCCTGCTATGTCTATATTGTTTGTTAGCTTAGAGCCGTCTACAGAATCATTAGCTAAATCTGCAGTTACGATTGTTCCATCGGCTATTTTTGCACTTGTGATCGCACTATCAGCAAGTTTTGCAGTAGTAACATTTGCATCTGTAATCTTAGCTGTTGTAACTGCATCATCTGCAAGTTTTGCTGTTGTTATATTTGCATCAAGTATCTTAGCTGTTGTGATATTAGCATCAAGAATCGTGCTAGTAGTTACGCTATTAGATGCTGGTACATTAACAGAAGTTTGACTAAACATAATCACTTCTATAGCTGTTCCATTCACAGGAGCAGTATCAAAAGTAAGAGTAGTTCCACTTACTGCATAAGTTGATTTGTGTTGATATACACCATCTACATAAACTTGAGTGTTATCTTCGTTAGTTGGACTGATTGATAAAGTGTAGGCAACTGTTGAGCCATCTCCAC